GAGGAAAAATCATGGCATTACCAAATAGAGTGTTACCCGGATTTGCTGCGATACTTTACGCACAACCTTCCGCAACCCCTACTGCATTAACGCTTGCTCAATTATCGACATTAGCTAATGTAGCTGCAATTGCTATTAGCGGTAATCAATTACCAGTTGAATCTATACCTGCATTTGGACAAGACGATGGTGTTGTAAATTACGCAGTTGCAGGTTCGCGTCAATCAGACAAGATACCAGTGCAATCAGCACCAACATCTTTATCTGTTACTGCCGCATGGAATCCTTCCGATTCAATGTTGCTTTTAATGCGTGGTGATTCACAAAGTGGAATCATTGATCGCACATTTGTTATTGCCGCAGTAGATGGCGCAAACATTGTTTACTATGCATTTAATGGGCGTGTATCTGAATTTCAAATACAAAGTGACCCAAGTGCTGAAGCTAAATGCGTATTCACTATTCACCCGCGTGGCAACCAATACGGTTGGTCAAATAACGTATAAAGGAAATTTATCATGGCATTACCTAATAGAGTTCTTCCCGGATTTGCTGCTTCGCTATTTATGCAAACAGGCGCAAATCCAACAACATTAACAACTGCAAATCTATCTGTATGGTCTGCACAAGTTGCCACTATTGTTGGCACTGCGGCAGGCGGCACAGGCGCGGCAGGTACATTAGTGCCTGTTGAAAGCATACCTGCGTTTGGTCAAGACGATGGCGTTGTAAACTATGCAGTAGCAGGCTCACGCCAATCCGATAAAATCCCTGTGCAATCTGCACCAACTTCATTGTCGGTAACGGCTGCATGGAATCCATCGGATGCTGCATTGTTGTTAATTCGTGGTGATTCGCAAAGCGGCATTATTGATCGCACGTTTGTAATTGCTGCGGTTGATGGAGCAAACACAGTTGCTTATGCGTTTAATGGTCGCGTGTCTGAATTCCAGATTCAATCAGACCCAAGCGCGGAAGCAAAATGTGTCTTTACGATACATCCAAGAGGTAACCAATACGGTTGGTCGAACAACTAAAACAATGCCCCTTCGGGGGTTTTTTTACATTAAAATATATGACAACAAACATTCAATCAAGCAATGATTTATTAGGCTATTTATTAGAGCAATCATTAACTGCGCCTAAGAGTTGGTTTGGATTTCCGCAGCAAAAACTTACTGGCATTGCATTGGCTCATTCAATTGCAGCTAACCATGCCGATAAGATGTCACCACAAGAAATAGTCGATTATGTAGTACGACTAAACAATGAAATTTATACAGGCATCATTAAAAAAGGATAAGACATGAAACTATCAGAATCCCTAAAGATTAATACCGAAAACATAAGAATTCGTGACTTTATGATGGCAGGGCAAAAGCTGCGGGTGCGTGTTCCGCTTGCTTCAGAGTTTGATGAAATGAATACACGCATTAAAAACACTGAATGGAAAAGCCATTACGATAAATTATGTGCGCCTTTGCTAGAAAAAAAAGAAACTTTAGAAGGTGACAATTTTAAATTTTTGGATGATGACATAATATTTAACGACAAATCAATGAAAGAAATGGCGCAGATTACAGCACAAACAAATGCGCGTATTGTTGAGATGTTTAAATTGCTAGTGCCTGTAATTGATGGCGCGGATTTGTCGCAATTAACTTATGAAGAAATTGAAACTGAATTTCCTTTTTCAGTTCAATTAGAAGTATCAAAAAAAATTGGTGAAGTAATTTCGCCAAATTATGAGGAAACGAGAAAAAACTAATTGGCTCATTGCGACTACAAGCGCGAGCATATATGTTGGCGCATGGTGCAAATCCAGACGCAATGGGCGAGGATGATTACAGATTAGTAATGGTTGCTTTGAATGATGGGTTTATTGGCAATAAGCAAGTATTGAATTCTATTGGTAGTTTAACTGCGGGTGTTTTTAATTATATTAGAGCGCAAAATCAGCAACCATATAAATTACAAAATGTAATTGGTCTGGCTTATGATTACATTTATGCGCCATTAACTGAAGAACAAAAACGCAATGATGTAAATAATAAGTTGCTTGCTTTTATTTCAATGATGCCTGATTCACATAAGAACCTTACAAATGTCAAAAACTAGTCTAGTCGGATTTGCAGAATTTGAATATTTGCTAGACCAAATAAATAAAGAATTTGGTGTTACCGATGCGCGTAAAAATATTTTAGTGCCTGCCGCTAGGAAATCCATGCAAGTTGTATTGCAAGCTGCAAAAAACAATTTATACACTGGACATGGTGAAGATACAGGACAACTTAAAAGAACACTTAAAATAACTGCAAGACCAGTTAGACCAAAAGATTTAAGATCAAAGTATGTGCAAAAAGGCGATTTAATTATGGCTACTGTATCCGCAAAATTAAATGTTGGTGATATTTCGGATGCGCGCGCAATGGCGGTTGAGTTTGGCACAAAGAATAAAAATAAAACTGTTGATGTTAAAGGTATGAGTAAACGATCAGCATTAGCAGTGCAAAGAGAATTCGGTACTGTACGCATGGCAGCTAGACCATATTTGCGCCCCGCATTAGAAAGCAAACAACATGAAGTTACTGAAAAATTAAAGCAAGAAATACAAATTGCTTTAAGTAAATATCGGGCTAAAAACACAGGTTAAATTATGTCATTAATTGCGCGTCTTGGTGTTTATCTTGGTATAAACACTTCCGAATTTCTTAAAGGCATGGATGATGCCACTGGTAAAACAAGAGAGTTTGTTTATCAGCAAAAAAAGCAAATGCGCGAATGGGAAAACGCAGTTGCAGACGCATTTACAAAAATTGGTATTGCTGCAACCGTAACAACCGCAGCATTAGTAAAGACATTTCAAAAAGCAGACGAGTATTCTGATTTAGCAAAAGCATTAGACATAACAGTTGAATCAGTTCTTGCTACTCAATCAGCATTGCAAGGCGCAGGCGGTAACGCTGAAGATGCTTCAACAATGTTTCAAAAACTTGCTAACGCCCAAGATGCCGCAAGAGAAGGCAACGATCAAATGCGTAAATCATTTGAACGTCTTGGTATATCTGGCGCGGAAGTTGACAGATTAAGATTAGATGAATTATTTAGGCGTGTTGCGCTTGCATTAAGTGAAGCAAGAACAGCAACCGAACGGCTTGCGCTTGGTCAAGATTTATTGGGAAAATCAATTAAGACAGTTAACATGGCTGACTTTGTTGATAAATACAAAGAATTCAAAGACCCTGAATTAGTTAAATCAATTGAAGATAATGCGGCGGCATGGGAGAACATCGAAAAGGCAATGAAAAACATTGGCTTATTGATGCAAAAAATCGCGCAACCATTTGCTTCATGGATAAATAGCACCGCAGAATATAGTAAAGAATTTGATAAGATAGAAAAATCTAGTATGTCTTGGTATGCTAAACAGCAAGCACAAAGAGATTTACTTTTAAAAGATTTAGATTTACCAAGCAGAAAAAAAGAATCTTTTGCAACGCAATCTTTTGGGCTGAATCCCGGCGGCATTGCTGATATAAATTCAGGTTATAAAAAATTAAGTGATAAAGAATTAGCTGCACAAAAATCTTCGGCAGAAAAAAGGGCAAGAGATGCAGAGAAAGCTGCCGAAAAAAGAAAAAAAGAAATAGAAAAAGCAAAAGAATTAGAAGAAGATTTTCAAGCAACGCTTGTAAAGGCTTATGACAAACAAAGTAAATATAATGCTCAATTAAAAGAGATGACAGAAATTCAAAAGCTCAATGAAGGATTAAGGGCTAACGAATTTTTAAATGAAAAAGCATTATTAGAATTAGAAAGTGAAAGATATAAGATTTCAGAAAATGAATATAACACTCGTAAATTAAATCTTGATCAAGCAGAAAAATTAAAAGACATTGAACAAAGAGCAAAAGAAGCTAAAGCATCAGCATTAGCAGAATTTGAAAGAGCAGATTCGTCTGAACAAGTTAGAGCAAAAGCAATCTATGACAAAAAAGTTGAATACATAGATTTAAATTTAGTAAATCAACGAATTTATTTTGAAAAATTAAGTGAAATGGAAGATGCAAATTTGCAAAAATCCATTGAACGACAACAGTCATGGTCGGCAGGTTGGGATGAAGCAATGAAAAAATATACTGAAGCGGCGGCAAGGGCTTCAGATAGAGGTGGTGCAGCATTTCAATCTGTAGTTTCTAACATGGAAGGCGCACTGCGTAGGTTTGTAGATACTGGCAAATTTTCATTTAGCGAATTAACTGGAAGCATTATTAAAGATTTAATGTATATGGAAATAAGAGCGCAGGCATCGTCTTTATTTTCTATGGCGTTTAGTTCTTTTCGGTCTGCAATTGGTGGTTCTTCTGGTGCAAATCCAAGTGCAAGCAGAATATTCAGTGGCAAAGCATCGGGCGGTTATATTGATGCGCCAACCCTTGTGGGTGAAAATGGTGCTGAGTTATTTATACCAAGCACACCGGGAACAGTTATACCAAACGGTTCATGGCAGCAAATGGCTGCGGCAGGTAGCGGCAATAATGGCATGACAATTAACGGCAACTACATTGCCAATATGAGTGCAATAGATACGCAATCAGGCATGGCGTTTTTGGCAAAGAATAAAGATACGATTTGGGCAGCATATCAATCGGCAAATCGCAGTGTTCCAATTTCACGATAGAGGTTAAGCATGGCAGTTCCATATACATTCGCAACCGCAACATCAAATTTACCGTTATCCCAATTAGATAGTAATTTTGCGGTTTGTTTAGTTAGTGGTGACCCATTGGGTACGCCTGCAAGCGGAACATTAAGTAATTGTACGGTTGATGGTACTGACTCGGTTGGTTTTAAAAACGTACCAATCAATTCACAATCGGCTGCTTATACTGCGGTTCTTGCTGAT